CTGGACTTCCATTAACCTCCAATACATATGGTTTACCTTTATAAACAATATGATCTACTCCAACAAGATAAGCTTTAGACACTCTACTTGCTTTTAAAATAATTTCCATTTCTTCCTCGGAAAGTTTATAAGGTTCTGCTGAACCACCTCTATGAATATTGGATCTAAAATCCGTACTGGAGTGTATTCTTTTAGTAGAAGCAAATATTTTATTATCTACTACAAATGTTCTTACATCAAAAGGTACTTCCATAAACTCCTGTATTAAAACTTCGGCATCGTGGTTCCACAATGCTTGTACTGTAGATACAAGGTTTTCATAACTTTCAACCTTAACAACTCCAATACCTTGTGTACCTGTAAGTGTTTTTAAAATGATTGGAAATTTACTACCAACTAATTTAAGAGCGTCATCTAAATTTTTTTCATTAGATATAAAGGCAGTTCTAGGTGTTGGTATACCAAATTTTTCAAATAATAAAGCAGTCGTTAATTTGTTATCACAAGTCAACATAGCTGATCTCGTGTTTAACATAAATGCTGATGAATTTTGAAATGCTGATATAAGGGATAATCCAGCTTCATCTTCTATAGAACCTGCTCTTGTAATACAAACAGTATCTTTACCTATAAAAGTATGTTCACTATCTTTACCATCATAGTTATAAACAGTTAATGTATTTTTTTCTTCGTCTTTACCTGTGATAATAGCGTGTTTGGTGTTTATGATAACACACGTGAACCCTCTTTTTTCACACGCCTTTTCTATAAAAGAAAGGGTACGTTCCTTTTTAGGGTTTTCGCCTGCTTTTTGTTTTCTAATATTAGGATTTGATTTTGTAATGATCGCAACCGTAATAGGATTATCCTTACGTTCCACGTCTTGTTCAGTTATAAAATCTTTAAACTTTGGTACTTGCATCTCTGCTATCATCCTTGTTTTCAATTTTTTTACCAATATTATATTTCGCTGATAGCGTCCATTCTTTTTTCTCTTTAAATGGTAAAACTTTAATTTGACTTAATGGAGCTTTATTTTCAGCTTGTTCCGGTACTACTATGTCAATCAAATTCCAATCTTGTAAAAGAATAGTAATTGTGTTTCGTCTTTGTATATCGTTTTCAACCAAGGTTGCTTTTTTACCATCTAAAGCAAATAGTTCTTTAAAATGGGTTATGTAATATTTACCTTGTTTGTGTAAAATATGACAAGATTGATAAAGTGTTTTGTCTTTTCTGGACGCTACACCAATTCTTGTTAATGTTTCTCGTACTTTTAAAAAGTCGTCTGGCTGTTTGATTGTAACTTCCAACATACTCTCTGGCGACCATTGTATCTCTTGTTCATTCATTTTTTTGTTCTCCCGCCTTTATTCAAGGTCTCTTTTATAACGTCAATTTGTTGCTCTGTCAGTATGTTGAGTGCCTGTCTAGCCTTCTCATTACTATAACCATAATACTCTTTTACATACTCTAAATTCTTCAACTTGGTTTGTGATAACCACTTACCGCCAAATCGCTTCTTTTTTCTGATACTATTTATCAAAAAATGGAACTGTATTTTCTTGTCCAAGAAATGATATCCATTCATCTCATTGGCAGAAGCTATACAATCATAATGCATTGATAAACACTTGTTAATAATGAAAGGAGGGTATTTCTTTTCCCAGGTAAGATCATCTGTATCTAACAGTTTTTCTTTGGTAAAGGTGATTGCGTTAAGATAACTTGATAGGCTGTAGTTTTCCATTACTTAAACTTACAACTCGCCATTATTTCTATTAAACAGGCGACCATATTAATTTCCTGGTCAGCAACAAAACCGGCCTTGTACTGATATCCGGCAAGTATTAAAATTGCTTGAGGTATAGATTTTGTATCTAAATTATCATAAAGAGAATCATAGATCATTTTAAATAAATGAGATGGTTCTTTATCAAGGTTTTGAACAACCCATTTTCTCATATCATTAAATCGTTTTTCTTTTAATGATGTTATAAGTTCTTTAATGTTCTCATTTGATATACTAAAAAGAATACCACTATCAATTGTACCTCTAACTGAATACCTTTGTAACTCATTAATGGTTCTTCTAAAGTCTGGATAATATTTCTGTATAAGTTCTGCTAATACATTTTTATCAAACTCAATGTTTTCCTCTTTTAAAACGGATTCCATACGTTTCATAAACAACATAGCTGTTTTCTTTACTTGACCATTAGTAATCTTAAAATCAATAACAGTACACCGACTATGTAAGGCAGGTATGATTTTGTTCTTATAATTACAGGTAAAGATGAAACGACAATTTTTATAAAAGGTTTCTATAAAATTTCTTAAAGCAGGTTGAACACTATCAGCATTCATATAATCTGCTTCGTCTATAATAACTACTTTATGGTTTGATTGTTCGGTAAGGGATACGGTAGAAGCAAAGTTTTTGATCTTTTGTCTAACTGTATCTATTTGACGGCCTTCATCTGAACCATTGATGATGATGTAATCAGCACCTAGTTCTTCACATAAGGCTCTTGCTACTGTTGTTTTACCAGTACCGGCGGTACCAGATAACAGTAAGTTTGGTATTTCTTTTTGTTTTAAAAATTGAGTAAATGTAGTTTTTAACTCTTCCGTTAAAATACAATCCTCAATACGTTTTGGACGGTACTTTTCCACCCACAAAAAATCTGACATAATATAAACTCCAATCTATTCATTATTTTTCTTATCAGGTATCTCATAAGTTACCTCATAACCACCTTTTCTATCTGTCCACCAATCATCTTCTCGGTCATAATCATAACCATCAAAAAATTCCCAAAATTGAGTATCTTCTTCCTCAGTAATTGGTTCTCCTGTAACTTCGTTTCCGAAGCTACCATCATTTTTATGACTTATTATTTCCTCAAAACGTTTAACGGATCCAAATATTTCTATGATATGCTGTTCTGGCAAATCATAGGTAAATTCGGATGTAACGCTATGGTGTTCTAACCTCTTAAATCGCATTGATGACATTTAAATCTCACTGTCAGGTTCTAATGCTATCCAATATTGAATGGGTTTACTTCTGTTTATGAAGTGACTTATTTTTTGTTTTGAAATGGCAACATCATAATCATCATTTACCATTTTAAAGTTTTCTGCTTTAAAGTAAGCACTAAACGTCTTAGTAGTTTCACCTACATTTACAGAATAATTATTTGACGATTTATTCTTTTTATCTGTAGCAACTAATTTGATATTTTTACCATCACCTACTACAGCAACATCTGGTAAATTTAATGTAGTAACACCTTTTAATAATTGAGCGAAGGCGTCTTTTGTTAAAGTAAAAGTTACTTCTTTATCTGGCATTGTTATGTTCTTTGTAGGACACGTAATAACAGATTTGTCAGCAAAAAAATACTTGATTGCTTGTTTAGAATTAGCATCAGCAATTTGTAAATTTGAACCACCATTAAATTTAAGTTCTGGTTTTTCAAACAGTTCAACCGCTCTTAAAAATTCTGGTAAGTCATAGATAGCAAATTCGCTTTCAAACTTTTCCGATATTTCAGCCTCAGCCAAAATGTTTTTCATTGTTGAGATTGTCTGTAATTTGTTTCCAGTTTTCACCAAAATGTTTTGGTTAATATCTGAAAAGTTTTTTAATACAGCAACCGTATCACTTGATAGATTCATAATTATTCACTCCTTCATAATTTAGTTTGGAGCGGATGGATTGTACTGCCCAATCTTCTATTGCCTGGTAGGCAATCATATTACTTTTATACGACATCCGCATTATTTAATATATCATAAACCTAATCTAAAGTCAATGCTGGTTTGAAATTCATAACTAATATTTCTTTACCTTTTCCAGCACCCTCTTTATTGGCGTTCTGTTTATTAAATTCTTTTACTACCCAATGGTATTCATTCTTTGGAAACCACTCTTCCAGTTGTGGAAAATCATAATAAGATAGTATAAACTTACCTTTTATAGATTTTAAGTCATTGGCCAACTGTAGGTGTTGGTCTCTACCAAATTCTTTTGTATAGTAATCTTCCATTTTAAAATATGGAGGATCACAATAAAACAAAGTATCCGCTGTATCATACTTTTTAAGTATAGTTTCGAAAGATTCGTTTTCTACATTTGTTATATTCTGTAACTTGATCTGCCATTTAGGGTTTTCTAGTTTATCAATTAGGTGTTGGTATTTTGATTTGTATTTACCCTTTAAATCTACATACTTTGTTTTTTCATTAATGATAAGACCACTAAATGTTTGTGTTTCAATGTAAATATACTTGGCGGCTTTCTCTATATCACCTAACTTAAAACGGTATTTTAGGGGTAATATGTCTTTTTTAAATTTTTCAAATAGGCCGGCATCTTGGTTCGGATATGATTTAAGTTTTTCTAAAAATTCTTTTCTTTTGAATACAGCACAATGAAAGATATTGGCTATGTAAGTATTGAAGTCATTATAGACATTTTGTTTGGAGTTTACATTACCTTGAAAATAAGTCCAATAAGCACCACCAAAAGGTTCAACGTATGTATTGAACTTTGGAAAGTGTTCGGCAATCCACTTGCCTTGAAACTTTTTACCACCTAGATAACTAAACATAATATCATTATATAATAAAAAAGGCGGAAAGTCAATGCTCTCCGCCTCTTAGGATTAATTAAGCAACAACTTCTAGTTTATTACTCTTTTTAAGATTGGCCATCTTATCTATTAGTTGACCATTCTCGATTACTGTTTTACCACCTTTACTGAATGGAAGTATATGGTCAGCTGCCCATT